TGATGAACTAGCTGATAGTGAATTGACTGATAAGCAAAAAGCTTTTGTTATCGAATATGTGAGACTATTCAATGCTACGCAAGCATATATCAATGTGTATGATGTGGACTACAAAACAGCTCTTGCAGCAGGACCACGGATGTTAGGAAATGTTAGGATACAATCACTCATTCAGGAAATGCGTGAGGCAAGATTGCATGACCTAGGCGCTAATAAGGAAGATATTCTAGCAGACCTGATGAAGCAGGCATTTTCAGACATTGGGGACTATTTGGACTTTGGTAAAAATAACGTCTCTATTAAGGATGACTACGGTAAAGATATGCTAGACAAGGACGGTAAGCCGTTAATATCTCATCGTTCATGGGTGCAACTCAAGGATAAGTCAAAAGTTGATACGAGCCTAATCAAAAAGGTATCAATAGGCCGTGATGGTGTTGTCCTTGATTTGTATGATAAGCAAGCTGCACAGGCACGTTTGTTGGCTGAATTGAATAAGCAACAACCAGATGCATTAAGTGATGCACAAGTTAGACGTGCCAAAGCTGAAGCAATATTGGCAGAAGCTAAGGCGGCTCGTGTTGATGATGATCAATCGAGTGAAGAAGTGATGTTGGCTAAGATTATGGATGCACTACAAGCAGGTGAACAAAATGATGAAGCAGAAACTAACACTTAAAAAAGCATACACACGTAAACAACGTCAGGTATTGAACATTGCCATGTCAGACGACTTCAGAACGCTGATATTAGATGGTGCTGTCCGTACTGGTAAGACGGTGGTCAATAATGATGTGTTCTTGCATGACGTGTTACGAGTTAGTCGTATTGCTAAAAGTAATGGCGATTACAGCCCACAATACATATTGGCTGGTTACTCAAGTAAGACATTGGATAACAACGTCATTAATGAGTTGACTAAGAAGTATGGTTGGGAGCCTAAGTATGACAAACACGGTAGTTTTAAGTTATTTGGTGTGAAGATTGTCGTTGCTTTTACCAATTCTGAACGTGGTGTTGGTGCTGTTCGTGGTATGACTGCCTATGGTGCTTATATCAACGAAGCATCCCTTGCTAATCGTGCTGTTTTTGATGAAATACTATCTCGTGCATCAATGCCTCATTCACACATTTTGCTAGATACCAACCCTGATTCACCAACACATTGGCTGAAAAAAGAGTATATCGATAACAAAAACCCTGAAGCAGGTATTAAGAGAGTGCATTTCGTCCTTGACGACAATACATTCTTATCTCCTGATTACGTGAAGCATCTTAAAGCTGAAACACCAACGGGGATGTACTATGACCGCAAAATATTAGGCTTATGGGTCAATGGTGAAGGCGCTGTTTATCGAGATTTTGATGAGAAAAAGCACTTCGTTACCAAAGGTGAAGTACCAGAATTAACCAATTACTTTGCTGGTGTCGATTGGGGATATGAACATTCAGGCGTTATCCAAGTGTGGGGTGAAACTGATGATCATAAATATTACTTAGTTGAAGAACATGCAGCACAACATGAAGAGATTGATTATTGGGTCGATATTGCCTTAGATGTTAAGAAACGCTATGGCGACATCCCCTTTTGGTGTGATTCAGCGAGACCTGAACACGTTGCTAGATTTATTAACGAGGATTTAGATGCACGCAATGCTGACAAAAAAATCATGAAGGGCGTGGAAGATGTCGCTAAGATGATTAAAGCCAATCGTTTATTTGTGGTTCGAGCAGCTGCTAAAGAGTTTGAGAGTGAAATCTTTGACTATGTTTGGGATGAGAAAAAGGGCGTGCCTGTTAAGGAAAACGACCACGCAATGGACACCACGCGTTACGCAATACATAACCATATCAGCGAAGATAATGAAGTTGAAATTTTTGGAGGGATTTTCTAATGGCGATAAATTTTAATAGTGATCGGTTGTCGTCTGACGAAAACCATGTCTTTTATTCTGAAAGCATTGGGGATGACTTGCCAATTGCAACCGATGTGAATGAGTTGATTAATGCTCACGCTAATCGATTGAACAATAGTTATAACCGCTTGATGAACTATTATTTGGGTAAGCATAGCATTATTCGAAAGTTGGCCAAAGCAAACGGTAAGGCGCTAGATAGAATTGGTGATCAATTTAATCAGCAACGTGGATCAGCAGATGATGATTTTTACCGTATCATGATTAGGTCTAAGCAAGCGACCAATATGGGTAATTCAACGATCAATGGCTTAATCAATATGATTGCACGTTCGTTAGACATTCAGCCAGATAAAATTCGAATTGAATCATTGCGACAATATGAAAACGGTACTCTGAATGACGGTGAGCCATTGGCAATTAGAATTAGCAATATTCCACTAGAATGGGCCCGCTCTGATTTTGAACAAAATTATATTTTGGAACGAATTAAAAATGGTGTTGCTGCTGGTGTCCGAGTAGATGAAGTGAGTTTTGTTGATAATTCTAATGCTGTGTTATCTGTTCGTGGCTTAACATCTGCTACTGTCACATACGAGGTCAAAGGAGAGGAGTAATAGATGGCAAATAAATTTACGAATTTTAAATTCACCACTGAAGGTAAAGATACCTTAACTGAAGTACTTGCTGCAAAAGGCAGTATTGATATCACACAGGTTTATACTTTTGCGACAAAGTTAACGGATACTTTGGTATTCACGCAACTTTCATCACTAGGTCCTAAGCAAATTAAGTCAGTTGGAACTGTATCAGCACAAAGCAACACGGTTGAAACTCGGTTGCAGATTGATAATGCTGATTTAACATCTGGTTACAATCTACAAGGAATCGTTCTTGTAGGGACGTTTAACAAGACTAATTTCGTGTTAGGTTATATTAACACCAATGAAGCTACCAATGTGCCAGCATTCAGTGGAAATCAGGTTCAAACAATTGCCTTAGATGTTTCTTTTGCAATTTCTGATACATCTGTTATCACGATCAACACACAAACTGCTGGAATGTTGACGGTTGCTGATTACAATGCTTTGGTTGCTTATATTAAAGACCAAGTGGCACCATTATCAGTAGATAAAAAGGTTGTTCACTTAACTAACAATGAAATCATTGATGGTATTAAGACATTCAAGCAAAAAATTACTGGTTCTATATCGGGCAATGCCAATACAGTTGATTACATTAATATTCACCAAATTACTGCAAATATTGATTTAAATACTCTGACTACAAATGGTAACTATTTATCGACTTTAGAGACGAAGACTACCAGCAATAAGCCAGGTGGAACATCAGAACAGTACACGCTTATTTCCACCGGTAATATTCAAGTATTTAACGATATAAAGACGGATAAAACATATATACGTAATTACATTAAATCTGATACATTTACATCTTGGAAGGTTGTTATTGAAGACATTGATCAAACATTAAATGCACAATTTAATTTCACTAAAGTGCCAACTGTTAATAGTAAGCCAGTGGCAATTCAGGCTGATTTACAAACTGAAACCACTAATCGTACTAATGCAGATAAGACTATTAACAATTCTCTAACAACAGAAGTTTCTGACCGTAAAAGTGGGGACGCTATAAATGCAAATGCTATTCAAGCTGAAGCTACCGCACGTTCGCAAGCGGATAGTTCAGCCACTGCTTCCCTTAATACTGAAAAAACAACACGTTCAGCTGCAGATACAAGTCTTTCAAATAATTTAGCCTCAGAGGCAAGTTCTAGATCAGCTGCAGATGTAGGGCTAACCAATCAATTTAATACCGTGAATAGTGGATTGAACAGTGAAAGTGTGGCTCGTTCATCTGCAGATGCAACTCTAACAAAAGCAGTTAGTGATACCCAAAAACAAGTGCAAACTGAAACTACTAATCGTACTAATGCAGATAACAAAATTGATAGTGCTGCAGTTCATAAGACTGGTAATGAGTCTATATCAGGCGTTAAAACATTTTCAGATACCGCAAAATTTAGTAAACAAATTGAAGGAGCTTTTTCGAATAGAACTGCTCCATTTAGTGAGTTAAGTGATTTAATTACTAAAATGGCAACATATGCAGGTCAGTGGAGAATTTATACTGGTCAAGTGAGTGGGCTGCCAATTGGTGATAACCAGTGGGGAGTTATGGAGGTGATTCCATATAATAATTCTGAAGATGGTGGCCTTTTATTGCTTTATGGATTAAAAACTATGGATGCTTATATAGGCTACACATCAGGCAGTACTGTTCAATGGGAAAAGATTGCTAATGATGCGGAATTAGTCCATTTATCTGGAAATGAGACATTGGCTGGTACCAAAACTTTCAGTTCCGCTATTAATGGTAATTTATCAGGAAACGCAAGCACGGCTGATAAATTACGTACTGCTCGTACAATTGGTGGTGTTAGTTTCGATGGTGGCAGTAACATTAATCTTCCAGGCGTTAATACGCAAGGTAATCAAAATACAACTGGTAACGCAGCATCAGCAACTAAATTGCAAACGGCTCGTAAAGTGAATGGAACTGCATTTGATGGAACAAAAGATATCAGTGTAAATGCAGCAAATGATAGTAACCTTGTTCACCAATCTGGCAATGAATCAATTTCTGGTTATAAGACGTTCAACAATACTTTGACTGTTAATGGTATTTCAAAAGCTAATTATTTTTATAAAGAGGTAACTTCTACAGATGAGACTGCAATACTTGAATTTGAAGATTCAAGCGGCGACTCAACGATTGTCAGAAGAATGGGTTCATATTATGCACAAGATAGTTATGGTGCAGGTATCGCATTAAGTTCGGGTGGATTAACAGTTATAGGTGGTGGTGAATCTCCATTTAATGTTATTAATAAAATTAAAGATGGAACCATAGATTCAACTGCTATTCCATCCGTGAACCCTGGTTCTGAAGACATGATTGTGGCATCTGACCAATCTATTTATTTCTTACCTAACTTTCAAAATAATAATAGTTATAATGCAATGTGGCGTATGACACAGGGTGGATATTTACAAAACTATAATGGGAAAAGTTGGGTAAATGTATTACCTAGCAATAGTGGCCTTGTTGCGCAAGATTCAGCTGTAGTTCATAACTCGGGTAATGAGAATATAACAGGCACTAAAACATTTAGTTCAACTATTAGTGGTAGCGTGTCAGGAAATGCCGGGTCTGCAAATAAATTGACTACAGCACGTAAAATAAATGGTGTTAACTTTAATGGAACGGGAGATATCAACGTCAAAGCCTCAAATGATTCAGATATCGTCCACAAATCTAGTAACGAGACTATTGGCGGTAACAATACATTTTCTGGAAGCACAACATTTAAAAATAATGTCGTCTTGCAAGGCAATGTATCAAGTCGTAGTAATGCTACATCTGCTAGTATTAAATATCAATCCGTCATTGTTGAATTCTATGAAACAGCTGTTGGCGTACAGGTATCGATACATGGTGCGTTTGACAATTTAACTGCAAAAGGTCGAGCTACATACCTTAAAATTGGTAACATTCCTAGCAATATTACTAATCCAGGTATTATAACTTATGCTTCATCTGCATCATCTTCTGGTGTAGATAAAGTGACAAATAACACTGGAGTACATGTTGACTTCGTGTTCGATACAAATGGTGAAGTTGGCATTTACGCCGGTCATACATTAACTAATAAGACTGATGCATTTAACAATTTATGGACCGAGCCAAGAGCTTCGACGTATTGGATCAAGTAACATGAAAGGAACATTTAATTTGATGATTAAACATATTATAAAAAATAGATTCTGGATAATAACCGGTGCTGAGCTGATAACCGTTGCGTTTATGTTTAGTATCGGTTTTTCTGTATTGGATGTCCATATTCCAGCATCATTTCAATTGGTGGCGCAACCTAGCTTTCGTTTAATAGTTATAGCAATTGGTGTAGTAATGATTGTGCAATCAATTTGGG